GCTCGATCGTCCACAGATTCAGGCCACGGTTGGCCCACTCTGCAAACATCAAATTCAGCGATCGCTGTGCTGTCCGAGCGTCGTAGCCGTCACGAACCTGGAGACCGCAGCGCTCATACGCTTCGAGGATGATCTCATCGAAGTCCAGGTTGTAAGCGAAGACGCCGGAAGTGGTCATGGCTTAGTAGATTCGGGCAGAACGGGCGCGCGCAGCACCTACACCGCGAACTTGCACACGGTCACCAGTGACCGACTTCTTGACGTTTTGCGTCAGGGTCGTGGCTGTGGGGCCTGCTGCATCGGAGCCCGAAGCGCTGATCTGGCCACCCTTAGGTACATTCTTCATTGCCACATTGCCCTTGGCTTTGCTTGATTTCATAGCGTTACCGCCTTTCATGGTTGTTACTTGCCAGCGGCGTCATACGCCCGGATGGCATCAATCTTACGCTCGATCCTGTCAAAACGATCCAACAATTGCTGCATATCGGCGCGAAATTCTGAGCGGGTGATGTGGTCGCGTGCCACTTCCTCTCGAGTCTTGTTCAGCAAGATGCTGATGCGACCAAGCTCGGCAAACTTTTCCCTAATCACGAACCCCAGCAATGCAACGATTGCCGTGAGAACGATGTTCCAGACCATCATCTCCATGACTCAGCACTTCCATGCCCGCAGGCTCTTGTTAATACGGCTGTCCGGATCTTTGGCTGTCTTCTCGCTTGTCAGCTTGCTTTTCATGCCCTCCATCCGAGCACAAAAGGACGCCTTGCGTCCTTTTGCTTCTTTGCTCTTGGGGGCTGGCGCAGGCGGCTTCAGGTTCATGCCCTGAGCCTTTGCGGAGGCCCGGCCCTTGGCGTTCAAGCCGCCTTTAGGGTTCTTGCCTTCCTTGCGTTGCCAAGCAGGAGAAGTCGCCATGATCAGTACATCTTGCAGGGCTTGTTACGGGCTTCACCCACGCCACGCGGGGACGGAGAAGCGTAGGGCTTCTGGTAGTCCTTGCGTGCGGTTTGCTTAGGACCGCCCTTGGACATGTCCTGCTTTTGAGCACCGGGCTGAACTTCGCCTTGGTACTGGTCGTCTGCCATTTTTGCTGCTCGTCCCATGATGGACTCCTTATCCGTAGAAGATGGTTGTGTGCATGTCGGCAGGGAGAAACACGCGAATGCCGTTGCGCGCAACGATGCCGTCCGCAGGGACAACAATGGTGTAGGCGGTTGCATTGGAAGCATCTGCTTGCATCAGCACGCTGTACCATACCGTCACGTTACCGCTTGCCGCGCCACTGTTTGCCACAGTGACCGTAAATGTGTCAGTGCCTGTGACAGTCACCTGATAGGGATTGTCTGCCAAGTCCCAATCCAAGTACGCCCAGTCCCCTGTTTTTAGACCGTGATTTGCGGAAGTGATCGTAGCGGTAGTGGTGGTACGAGCATAAGTGCCCGCGGCAGAAACGTCATCCACAAACGTGGTGTACCCTGTGGCACCGGTAAACGGGAAAATTACCGCGCCTTTTAGTCGCACGCGCCCGCCGATTATCAAACCGGAAACGGAGGCGTGCTTCGATCGTACGTCAAACTGAAACATAATCAATCTCCTTTAAAACAGGGGCCGAAGCCCCCGAGATCAATTAGGCAGTGCGTGTGAACACGTATGCGGTGGCGCTGGAGAACATGATGGTGAATCGTGCCAGACCGGTTACACCGGAGGCGACGGTCAAGTCACCAAAACTACCAGCAGTGTCCACGGCAGCGGACGACAAGACGCCGTTGACTGCAACAGCAATCGTCACGGTGTTTGCACCAGCGGTGTTGTCCACGTACAGGTCCAGCACGGTGCCTTGAGTTGCACCCAGGGCTGCGCCCAGCAAAGTGCCTGTAGGCAAAGTGATGGTGGTGGCGGCTGCCGAAGTGGAAGTGATGTAGCCGGTGGCAACCTGTGCAGCAGTCGCTGTAGCAGTAGCGTTGATCGCAGCTTTTGTGGGGTGGTTCTGGTCAGTAAAAACCAGGTTGGTGGTTGTCAGGTCAGTGACACTGGTGGCTGTGCCAAAAGTAGCGTCAACAGTGACAGCGCCTGTGGTAGGGCTGACGGTGACAGATTGAAAACCGTTCTGCGAACGAACTGGGCCATTGAACGTGGTGCTTGCCATGATGATTTCCTCACATGCGATAAGGCGTATCTGTCTGCATGTCGTCAGCCGGGACTGTCAGATACACCGGAAAACCCCGGAATGAGGCCAATATACACCAAAAGAAAAGGGCCCACAAGGGGCCCTTTTCATGTTTTCCGACCGCTTACGCAGCGCCAGGAGAACCGTAGATACCACGTGGGTCAGACCAGCCGAAGCTGTAACGCTCACGGGCCTTGTAACGCACGTTACCGGTGTCGAAGTCGCCTTCGAAAGCGGTCTTGATGGGCGAACGGTTGAACATCTTCAGGCCGTTAGGCGCGTCGGTGATCAGGAACCATGCATCCACGTCGGTCAGGTAGTGGTTGACAGCGTAACCTTCGGGAATCAAGCCCATGGACTTGATCGCGTTGATATCGTTGTCAGCAGTGCCAGTGCGCAAAGTGCTCTTCATCAGGCGCTCTGCAGTGAACTGCAGTTCCTTAGGAACGATCATCTTGCGTGCTGTCAAGGCAACCTTCAGGCCACGTTCGTCCGTGAACGCCGCGATGTCGATGATGCCTTGCTCGAGGGATGTCTCGTTCAAGTCAGCAGCAACCAAGGGGCGGTTCGCGAAGTTAGGACCCAAGGCAGTGGGGTGAGCAGTAGACATCAAAGCCACGCCGTCACCACCAGCGTATTGACCGCCGGTGAAGCCATTGTTCAACACGGAAGCAGCTTTAACTTGCTTGGTGTTGGCCATGGAACGAGCCAGAGCCTTGGTGTAACGAGCAGACAGACGGTCGTAGAGGTTGTCCTCGACGGCTTCTTCTGTCAGCGCGAACGCCATAGCGATGGTTTCGTGGGTGTAGCGAGCAGTGAACGATTCCAAAGCGGTGTCGTATGCCAAGCCAGCACCTTCGGTCTTCACCGGAGCGGAGCCGAAGCCAGTCAACATCACCTCTTCTTCGAACGCACGATCAGATGTCTCGGTAGAGAAAATCTCTTCGTGTTCGTTCTCGTAGCGCTTGTACTCAATACCGAACAGGGCGTTCAGGCCCGGCTCAAGTTCTTTAACGAGTTGGGAACGGGTAATAGCCATGATTATGCTCCGTCAGCTGCAACACCGACGCTACCGTACTGGTGTTGATTGAGTTTAACAACGACCACTGCATAGTTGCCCAACTCATTGTCAGGAACAGCATAGAGGCCAACGATCTTGAAAGTCAGGGCCTGGGTCTTGGCAATTGTGGACGAGTCCAAAGTGCCATTAGAGATGCCGTTGACTGTGCTACCAGTAGTAGAAGCGGTTGGGTCAGCGTTCTTGCCGATGTCGGCCTGAACAATGTCCTCATCAGCTTGAACCAGGAACAACTGGGAAGGATCGTCCAAAACTTCGCAATAGATTGCGCCGATTTCGACGTTGATGCTACCGGGGTAGTAGTTCTTCCAAGTCGGCTTGTTGGCACGAGTTGGGTCGTTGTACTGGCAGCCGTTGAACACGCCGGTGGGGGCAGTGTGCGTGGATGCATCGTACTTAATGATGTAACCATCAAACAGAACGACGAGGTCGCCCTGGAAAATGGCTCCGGCCTGGTTGTCGGCGATCTCGTAACCGTATTGCTTTTGTGCACCGGTAGCAGAGAGGTTACCCGACGGACGCAGACCAAAAGGCTTGTTGATGTTTGCCATTTGAATCTCCTACAGGATTGAAGTTATCAGCCTTGCGGCTGACGGAATGTTGTGCGCGAGCTCCGGTCAGGTGACTGGATTCGCATTGAAGAGTGAGCGTTCTCACGCATCATCTCGTTGTCCACAGCATGCAACTGTTCCTGTGCCCTCTGGCGGAAATAGGCGTTCCGTTCCTCAACAGTCTCGTCGGGAATCTTGGCAAGCAAGAGTCCACCAACAGAGATCACGCCAGCATGTTTGCCGTCGTCCATCGTGGGCAGTGTCGCGCGGTATTCCTCAGGAATATTTTCGGGGCGAACGAGTTCGTATCCCTCACGCAGCTTGCTGTACACGTTCTGGTTGTCGAGAGTGCCGTTGATTTCGGAACGAATCCAACGGTACTTGAATCCTTCGGGGGCAGGTGGTGCATCCAAGCGCGAAGGTGGACGCCATGGCTTGCGACGAGATTCTTTGTCCCGGCTTTCGGCGGAACGGCTGGCTCGATCGATAGTTAGTTTTTCGCTCATGACTTACTCCTTTACGTACTTGGCATACTCTTCGAGAGGTACACCCAGCTTCTTTGCAATAGCAACCTGACTCGGCGATAACCGGACAGTTCGGCGCGCACTATTTATTCCGGAACTCCGGGATGCAGGGGCAACAGCAGGCGCGGAACGCTGTTGTCTGGAGGATTGGTTAGACGATTGCTCGCCCGCGAACTTCTTCGGAAACTCGTCCCGAAGGCGTCGATCCAGTTCAGTATAGTACTCGTCAGACTGAGGGTCAACACCCTCTTTTTCGATGAGTTCTTGGTGGATGCCCCACGCAGCATAGGTCAGCATGCGGTCCTGGCCAAACCAGGAGTTGCGCTCAGCCCATGACTCGGCACGTGGATCGGGAGCGGCAGGCTTTGGAGCAGCGGGCTGG